GATAAAAAGCTTCAAGGTGATTCAAGCAAATACTTAATGGTAAAAGCCTATAAAATTGGTATTCCATCCAATGAGTTTCTAGTAATGCCGTTAGGTTATTTAGCTGATCTAACGGATGCTTCTGTCATTCTAGATGGATATGCCGACGAATATATAGAGCCAGAATATATTAATGTGGATTTGAGGTGATGATATGGCTGGATATGATATTGGTCCAAAGATTTCGATTAAAGGTGAATCTGAATTTAATCAATCCATTTCTAAAATTAATCAAAATTTAAAAGAGTATGGGTCTGAATTAAAAGCTGTATCAAGTGAATTTGATGCTCAAGCGGATAGTATGGAGTCATTGACTGCAAAGAATAAAGTGTTGAAGAAACAATATGATGAGCAGTCAGATAAAATGAAACTTTTATCGGATCAGATAAAAAAACAAACGGATTATCTTGATGCACAAGCTAAAGAAATTCAACAATTGACGAATGAATATGGTGAGAATTCAAGCCAGGTTCAGAAAGCGGAAAAGGCTTACGCGAATACGGAATCGACCATTTCTAAGTTAAAAACTGCATTCAATGAGACAACTGCATACGCTAATAGATTATCTTCTGAAATATCAGACAATGATTCTAAATTAGATGATTTGGCGAAAAGTGCAGGCGATGCATCAACTCAAGTTGATAAAGTTGGAGATAGTTCAGAACAAACTGGAGAAAAGTTGAAAAAGGCTAAAACAGACGTTCAACAACTTAAAGATAGCTTTAATATGCAAGAGGTTGCTCAGCAAGTATCTGATTTTGCGTCCGGAATGGTTGAAAATATCAAAGGAGCAGTTGAAGAATCGAAAGAATATTTGAAGATCATGGGTTCTTTAGAAGTATCTTCATCTCATTTGAATTACACAACGGATGAAACTAAGCAAACCTATAAACAGCTTATTGGAGTGTTAGGTGATACTCAATCTGCAGCTACAACTACAGCTAACTTGCAGGCAATTGGTTTGGAGCAAAGTCAGTTAACGCAAATCACTAAGGGTGCAATCGGTGCCTGGGCCAGGTATGGTGATTCGATTCCAATTGATGGTTTGGCTGAGTCAATCAACGAGACAATCAAGACAGGCACAGTTACCGGTAATTTTGCTGATATGTTGAATTGGGCTGGAACATCCGAAGATGAATTCAATGAAAAATTAGAACAATGTTCAGATAATTCAGAACGTGCACAGTTAGTGTTGGATGAAATGGCAAATCAAGGCTTAATGAAATCAGCAGATGCATGGAATAAAAATAACAAGGAATTAGTTGAGTCAAATAAGGCTCAAGATGATTACAATGAGGCGATGGCCGATTTTTCAAAGGCAGTAATGCCTGTGTTTACTGAATTTACAAAAGCATTGACTACAATTATTCAGATATTTAGTGAACTTCCTGAACCAGCTCAACAAATGATTGCGATCTTTATTGGGATTATTGCAGTTTTGACTACAATTGCTCCTTTAATACTGGCAGTTGGCGCAGCATGTGGATGGTCAGCAGGTGGAGTTGCAGCTTTAATGACCGCCGCAGCTCCGGTGATTGCGATAATTGTTGCGATTATTGCGGCTATCATGGCAATTATATTAGTTATTCAAAACTGGGATGAGGTACTTAATTTCTTGACGGAAACTTGGGAGGCCGTATGCAATAAGGTATCTGAACTGTGGGAAGGCTTTAAAAAATCATGGACGGATGGTTTTAATAATGTAAAGCAGAAAATCAATGACTTCTTTCAGAATCTCGGTGAGAATTTTGCAAATGGTTTAAATAACTTCCAAAATTGGATCAGCAATATGTTGTCTGCGATTGTCAATTGGGCAAAAGATTTTGCTTCAAAAGGTAAGAATGCAGCAGTTAATTTGGTTAAAAATATTGCAGGTGAGATAAAATCGCTACCTGGTCAATTCCTACAATGGGGATTGGACATGATGTCAAACTTTGCAAGTGGTATCTGGAAAGGCTTTACTGGATGGGTCAAAGGAAAGATTAATGGAATCACAAATTTTATCAAGGAAAACCTGCATTTTTCCGTTCCAGACGAAGGGCCACTTGCTGATGCAGATGAGTGGATGCCCGATTTTATGGATTTATTAGCTACAGGAATCGATAAAAATAAAAGCAGAGTAGAAAGCCAAATCAAAGATTTACAGGATATCATGGATATTGGAATGGATCCTTCGTTTACTGATAATACGAATTATCGGTATGATCCAACATTTGTTGTGTATAACACTACAACATTGGATGGTCGTGATATTGCTTCATCTATGGAAAGAGTTATTGGATCTAGAAGTGTATCTAATGCTTATATGAGAGGTGAGGCATAGAATGAGTTCATTTGATATTTATTTAGATAATGTATCTTGCGTTCGGGAAAAACTATATCCGGTCAGACGACCGGATATAGTAACTCCTAAGCGCAACTACAAAGAATATGATATTCCTGGAAGAGATGGTAAGTATTTCGAAGATTTAGGCACTTATGACGATATTACATTTAATATCAATTTTAATTTTAAAGAAAAAAGAGAATATCTGAATAAAACTTTTAGAGACTATAAAAGAATGATTCGTAAATCTAAAACACTTATGATGATGGATGATTCAGAAATCTTTTATAAAATCAAAAAAGTTGAATTTGGTGATATCTCAAGAGAAAGCACAAAAGAAATTAATGCTTTTGTGGCCACATTTACTTGTGATTCATACGGATATTTATTTATTGGTCAAGATAGATATAGTTGTGAAATGGTGCAGACAAATCCTTATGCAGTTTCTCATCCTGTTTATATCATTAGTGGTGAAGGACAATGCGTTCTGTCTGTAAATAGTAATAAGATGACAGTTAATGCGTCAGGAACAATTTATATTGATACGGATAGATGTGTCGCATATCGAGAAAACGGTGCTTTACAGAATGTTCAGGTCAGTGGAGATTTTGAATCTTTATATTTAGTTGAAGGTTCAAATTCAATTACAGTAAGTGGCAATTTTAAGTGTGAAGTGATTCCAAACTGGAGGTGTGAACTATGATCCAATTGTATAAGCCTTTTAATAAGAATTATGAAAAGAACGGTGATTATGTTCTTCGCCCATCCAGCTGTACGATGCACGTTGTTTTGAACGGCGAATGGTATGTTAAATTAGTACATCCTATTGATGATATTTCAGAAAATATCATTGATGGGGCAGTTTTAAAAGTTCCAACATTATTTAATAAAGACCAATTGTTTATTATTCGTCATGTAGACAAAGCGGATTATGATGTTCAAGTAACAGCGTATCCGCTTTTTTACATGGTCAAGACAACACCGCCTTTGTGGGATACTCGATGTGTAAATATGAATGGTCAGGATGCGTTAAATACGATTTTAAGTGGAACATCCTTTAAAGGTGTTTCAGATATCACAGATATTTCTACATGCTATTTCAATAAAATGAATCGTCTACAGGCCATTAATGGAAATGCAGACAATACATTTATGAATCGATGGGGCGGAGAAATTGTCTATGATGATTATACAATCAAAATCAACAAAAGAATTGGTTCAGATAAAGGCGCTAGGTGTGAGTTTGGATACAATTTGAAAAGCGTCCAGGAAGTCGTAAACACAGAAAATTTAATCACAAGAATATATCCGCAAGCTACAATGGATATGTATTGCCCAATGGGGAGTGTATTGATTCTCCTTATATCAATAATTATCCAGATGTATATTGGAGTTTCATCCAGTTTGATGACGTAAAGCTAAAAGAAGATGCACAGGAAGATGATGCATCGAATGGAATTACAGTCTGCGACACCTTGGAAGATTTATATAAAGTGTTGAGAAAAAGAGCATCTGATTATTTCACAGAAAATAATTGTGATGTTCCTAATATCACGTATAAGGTTGATATTGTAGATTTGGCAAGACTGGATGCTTACAAAGATATTAAGAATCTTGTTTCAATTGGCTTTGGTGATACAGTTCATATTAAGCATAGAAAGTTGAATATCGAAACTAAGGCAAGACTGATTGAGTGTGATTACGATTGCATCCTAAAGAAATATGGCAGTATGACTTTAGGTGATTATGAGACTAAGTATTTTGAAAATGCGGACAGTGTTATCCAGGCAGCACAAAAGGTGATTGATAAGAAAACATCTAGTTTGATTGCGGAAAAGATAAAAGGGATCATTGATGCGACTCAAGCTTCGCTTTATGCTCAAAGAAATATTGCAAAGAAGATGGATTACAGAGCCATGAAGATGGAAGATTTAGATCCAGATAGTCCAACATATGGAGCGACATGCTATGGAACTAGCGGATTAGAGTTCTCTGATACAAGAACCGAAGATGGAGCGGATTGGAAATGGGGTAATGCATTTGGCCCAAAAGGGTTGATTGCGAATGCGATTATTACAGGCATTCTTTCAGATAAGAGCGGTAGCTTTTATTTGAATATGGATACCGGTGAGCTTGTAATGAATGATGGGACGTTCAAAGGAGTACTGAACACTGTTCAAGATATTAATGTTGGTGCGGAAATCAATATGCAGCCACGTACTGATGGGGTTGCGCAAGGATCTGTTTGGGCAGATATAAAAGCGGTGGATGCAGACGGTAATGTTCTTCCTGAAAGAATTGCGTTCCGATCTGTAAAGTCTGACGGTAAATATTTATCGCATAGTATTAAATTAATTTGCGGAGATGCCAGCGTATCCGTTGATAATGACGGCTCAATAACTTTACTTAGTGGCACTAATAAAGTTAAGGTGTCTACAAATGGTGTTGATATCATTACCAAAAACAATGAGATTTCTTTAAGTGAAAATTCTAGCACGATAAAGATTGACGGTAAAACTGGATTAACAGGTACTTATACTGTTACAAAATCAGTAACTACTAGGTCAGGAATCGTGACAGGAGTTGAGTAATATGGCTCAGCCTTTTTCTGTGTTCGTTGATACTTATAATGGCACAAGTCACAATGTAGATGGTGCATTTGGAGCGCAATGTTGGGACGGTTATGCGTTCTACATGAAGTGGTTAGGGTACTCATATGCGAACTGCACGGCCACAGGCGGTGCTCAAGATCTTTGGACTCAACGCGCTTCTAACGGAATGTTGAATTCATGTGATGTCGTATCCACTCCACAAAATGGAGATATCGCAGTTTGGGGTTCCAACATGGGAGGTGGTAAAGGTCACGTAGCCATGTACTACAATGGTCAGTACTTCGGCCAAAACCAGGGTAGAAGTGGTGGTGTGAATGGCGGACCATTTAATTTATTAGCGATTGGAACTACTCCATTAGGCTATTTTAGACCTAAATGTTATGCAGACGGTTCTGATGGGCCAACGATTATTACCAAAAAATTACAGTTAACATTGATTAATGGAATTGTAATAGATGCAAAATACGTGTAGGAAGGAGTTGATTCGATGGAATTATTAAGAAGTGGTTTACAACTTGTGGCCATTAAAGGGCTAGAAACATGTGAAGGGTCTGTTAATGTTCCTGTTATATTGAAAAGTGATGGAAGTAAATATGATGACTATACATCACAAATTCATATTCGATATTTAAATCATGGAAAATTACATGAAGAAGTATTGCCATCTGACAAAGATGGCTTTTATATTCCTGGAAAACCGTTTGAGGAAAATGGGCTGATTGAACTAGCAGTACATTTGATTCGTGGTCATAAGCAGCTAGTGACAAATGAATTAGCTTTTATCGTAAAGAGAGCGCCAAACGGAACAACTGAAGTGGATCCAAGTGAATACGGTTGGCAACAATTGGTTGATGCTTATATCGAGCAGAAATATGACACCATTATGCATAGATTGGATTTATTGACAATCACTAATGGCAATCAGACAAATCTGAACGAGTTAATTGATATTCGTGTAGGCGGTAATGGCATTACCTATAGTAATGCTGGAAATGCAGTGCGTGGACAATATCTAGCGCTATTAAAAAAAGCGAATGAATTAACTTCACGCATTGATGCAATTATATCTTCAACAGAAAGCTCATTGAATGCCAATGCGGAGATAGTTGATGCAAGAATTGATTTTGAAGGAAATGCGAAGAAAACATTAGGAGCTTCAATCCGTGAAGCTGATCAGAAGATAATGGAAATGATTCTGACTAATCATTTTAAAACTGAATTATTATCAGATTCAGAAAATGGTTTGATTGATGAGAACAAAAATGCAGTCTTAGCGGATTGGGCATATGAAGTCGACTCCGGAAATGTAGGCGAGGAATGGACATACAAGGTGAAATCATGAGACAAGGAACAACACCTACAATTCAAATCACGGTCAATAATATTGATTTAGCAGATATGGAACATATCTATGTGGTATTTGAGCAAAATGGATATTTATTGAAAAAAAGCATGCCAGATTTAAAAATTGAAAACAATGTTATTTCAGTTCTTTTAACGCAGGAAGAAACGCTAAGCTTTAAAAGCGGAAATTGCAATATCCAATTAAGAATGATTACGTATGATGGCATAGCAATGGCTTCGTCAATAAAAACAGTTAACGTATATAGCGTATTAAACAAGGAAGTGATTACATGATTCTAGTAAAAAATATAGAAATAGATGTTAAAGACGAATCAGATCATATTCAGCTCGGTTTAAATGAAGAGTATGTAGGAACAACGGATTATGAGAAGCTCAGAAACAAGCCTAAATTAAATGGTAATGAAATCATTGGAGAGGTTGAAGAAATAGACCCAACAGTCCCAACATGGGCAAAAGCAGAGACAAGACCGGTATATACACCGGAGGATATTGGAGCTATGGCAGAAGGTTCTGTAACTTCGGTATCAACAAATGAATTAGATGAAATATGGAATAGTTTATAAGGAGGAAAAAAGAATGGCTATTGAATATTTAGATAAGAGTGGATTAACTCTATTAATTAGTAAAATTAAAACTGCATTAGGTGGAAAAGTTGATGTGGTAAGTGGTAAAGGCTTATCGACAAATGACTATACAAATGCAGAAAAAAGCAAATTAAGTGGTATTGCAAGTGGGGCTCAAGTTAACGTAATTGAGTCTGTAAAGGTTAACGGTACAAAAGTTGAGCCAAGCTCAAAAGCTGTAGATATTTCAGTACCAACAAAAGTATCACAATTAACAAATGACAGTGGCTTTCAAAATGCTACACAGGTTAATTCAACGATTACAGGAAAAGGATATCAAACGCAATCACAAGTACAATCGTTGATTAATTCGGCAGTAGGAAACATCACATCTATTAAGTACGAAAAGGTAAGTTCATTACCTGTTGCAGGCTCAAATGGCGTTATCTATTTAGTTGCACATTCGCATGGAACTCAAGATATTTATGATGAGTATATTTGGCTTGCAGAATCCAAAACGTTTGAAAAGATTGGTAATACAGATATTGATTTATCGGGATATGTTAAGAGTTCAGAATTAACTGCAATCAGTACATCAGATTTAAGCACAATGTGGAGTTAGTATATGGCTTTCCTATTCAAAGACAAAGCTTCTATTCAGTGGTTTGTCGATAGAATAAAGTATGTAACCAATTCACACAATGCATTGAATCAAATGGTGATGAGTAATCACTTTACTACAAATCTAAACGCAACAAGCACGCAAGATTTAGTGGACGAAAAAGGAAATACAATACTAGCCGATTGGGCCTATGAAGTAGCAAGCGGAGAGGTCGGCACAGATTGGAAATATAAAATCAAGGAGGAATAGAGAATGCCAGGAAAGCAAGTAAATGAATTAGACGTATTGCCTAGTTTTACCGATACAAGCTTATTGCCTGTGCATAATGGCACAGGATTGAAAAAAGGTTTATTATCGCAATTGGCAAATTATTTAGGAAATAAATTCAGCAATCCGAATTTATTGATTAATTCGGATTTTAAAATTAATCAAAGATTTGTTACAAGCTATGAAAAGAGGGGTTATTCTGTAGACAGATGGAAGATTTGGAATATAACGGTTACGCCAAATGCAAATGGTGGAATAACAATTAAAAATGATAAATACACAGATGCCGGAACTTTTCTACAATATTTAGAAAATGCGACGGAAGGTGATTCTACATTATCATGCTACGTAACATCAGTAAGTGGAACGGCAACAATGGTGGCAGATGATAATTCACAAGTTGTATTGAAACAAGGATTAAATGTTGTGCATACAAGCGCTAGTACAAAAGCGTTTACGATCTTTTTAAACCAAGGAACTAGCATAACCCTTAAATGGGCTAAATTGGAACAAGGTAAGCATGCTACTGCTTTTGTTCATCCAATTTATAGTGAAGAATATCAAAAATGTATGTGGTATTTTCAACCAATTACCGGAGCTAGAAGTGGTTTTTTTCAGACAGTAAAATTTACCTTAATATTCCGGAGGTTAATTCAATGAGAATTTCCAAACCATCCGTAGATTCAAGTAATATAACTTTAGAAGGTTGGATTTATACAGGAGCAAGCTCAGACGCTATCACAGTAGACCGTCCAGATATTACTAATGCAAGCGTAGACAACTACAAAGAGTTAGTATTAACACCTTCAAGCGCATTGCTAAGTAAATTAAGTCAACGTGGAGGGTCGACTATTAGTTATGCAATTAAAATAGGCGGTGGAATTAATCTAGACGCAGAAATTTATGATGATGAATAGGAGCAGTAAACATGGTAAAAGTATATATTAATAAAGATTCAGAAAATAACATTACATCTATTAATTCAGAAATCTTCTTATCAGAAGAAGAAATGTCAACTATGACAGAGATTGACAAAGGGCAAGGCGATAGATACGCACATGCTCAAGGTCTATATCTAGAAAACGGATTAGTTGATAAATACGGTCGATATAACTACAAATATGTGGAAGGTAAAGTTATTGAAGTTGCAGAGGAAGACAAGCCGAAAATTGTAGATCCAGAACAACAAGCAACGGCACAGGATAAAATTGAAGCGCAGGTCATGTATACAGCACTAATGACAGATACACTTCTAGAAGGAAGCGAGGCTTAATCTATGTTTGAAAAAATCAAAAGATTTTACGATTTAAAATTATATACTAATAAACAGGTAAGAAAATTCTGTGAAAAAGGAATCATTACCGCTGATCAGTATAAAGAAATTACTGGTGAAAATTATTAAAAAGGCTAGAATATCTAGCCTTTTTTAATATGAAAAATGAGGCGAAAAATATATGAAAGTTTTTACTAGTTACTACAATAACGTATGTGGTGCAATCATCGCATTACTAACACTTATTTTCGGCGAGCATTGGTTCTTATTTGCATTTTTTGTTATTGAATGTTATTGATTGGCTTACAGGTTGGATGAAGTCAAATATCAATCATAAGACTAATAGCAGCAAAGGATGGACTGGGGTTCTGAAAAAGCTAGGATACTGGTTAATGATTGTATTCGCTTTTTCAATTTCGGCATGGTTTATTGAAATCGGTGAAACGATTGGGGTTGATCTAACACTTACAACACTATTAGGCTGGTTTGTTTTAGCTTCCTTAACGGTTAACGAAGCAAGATCAATTATCGAAAACTTTGTTGAAGCGGGATATGATGTACCGAAAATTCTAATCAAAGGGTTAGAAGTAGCTGACAAGAAAATCAATCAGGAAGAGATTTAATCATGAACTACTTCACAAAATATGACTTTAAAAATGAATGGTTGGGAAAATCATCCAGTCTAGGTGGATACTACAATCAGTGTGTTACTCTTTTCAAAGAGTTTTTAAAGAAAGCCGGATATCCTAATCCAGGAAGAGCGATTGGGGGTAGTGGTGGCGCTAGAGAAATCTGGTACCGCAGAATTGCTTTAGGGTATGATCAATACTTTAATTTCGAACAAGTTGGCCATCCTGGTGACTGGTTTATCTGGGATTCTGTGTATGGTTGGTGGGAAGGAGTTTATTATGGCCACGTAGCTATGTTGATCAAAGACAATGGAAATGGAACCGGCCAATTCTTAGGAATGAATCAAGCTTACAGTAAAGCTCCTGCAAGCATCCAAACGCTAACATACAATGGATCTTGTGGTGTGCTACATTTTAAAGGCTACAGTAACCCAACAGTCGGTTCAGGCATTACGGTATTCAATGCAGCGAATCTAGTTGCAGAACACGCAGTGGCCACACTTACTGTCGACTCAGTCGCAATTCGTGAAGGTAGTCCGACCGGAAATGTATTGAAGCGTGTTGGCAAAGGGTTCCAATTTGAATACTATTATAAAGTTGTTGCGAATGGTCATAGATGGGTTGTAAGCGAAGATAAGACTCAATTTATGGCGGTATCAAACTCAGAAATCCAAAGCAAAGATTTATGGGCCACTTTCAGTGCGATAGAATATGATTCTAAGCCAAGTGATACAATTAACCTGACTCAAGAAGATGGTATTGCTACGTTCACTGTAGATGGTATTAGAGCACGTTACGACTCACCAACTGGCAATGTATGCAAAACATATAATACTGGTGATTCAATTCGCTATTATTGGAAGTTTGTTGGCAATGGCCATCGCTATGTAGTTTATAAAGATGGTGATAGAAAAGTATTCGCGGCAGTTTCTGCGACAGAGGACAGATCTCAGATGTGGGCAACATTTGGTGCACCAGAAGAAGAAAAGAAGGAAGAGTCTAAGCCTTCTATCACTGAGCCTTCCAAACCATCTAAGACAGATTACACTAAGAATGTCAAAGGATACGGAATCGACCTGTCGGAGCACAATGGTTCGGACATAGATTTGTCGCAGTATGACTTTGTGATTTTGCGTTCGAACTGGTGGACAACTGAAGATAAGAAGTTTGAATATTTTGCGAATAAATGCGAAGAGTTGAACATTCCTTATGGTGTATATTGTTATGATTATTGCGGTGATGAAGCAACCGCACTTGAGCAAGCCAAGTATACACATGAACTAATCAAAGATAGAAATATAAGACTCGGCGTGTGGATGGATATGGAGGATTCTAGCACGAAGCCTGGAGAGCCGGGATGGAAGGAACAAAACGGATTATTGACAAAAGAACATTGTTCGATGGTTTGCAAAGTGTTCTGTGATTATTTCAAATCACAAGGATATTACACTGGTGTTTATACGTCTAGATCATGGATTGAATCATACGTAGACACAGACTATCCTTTGTGGATTGCAGCATGGAATCAAGATGATGGTAATGTTAATTCAGACCATTCAGATATTGCAGTTATACATCAATACACATCGAATCCGTTTGATAAAGATGTGATCTATCATGATATCGACTTCTTCAAATCTGATCCAAAACGTGATGAGCCTAAAAAGGACGAAAATGGTTCAGATTCCGAAAAAGATGAGCCAAAAAACGATAAAAGTAATGAAAACAGTTCAGATTCTTCCAAAAAAGACGAAATTAATGTATCTGGAATCAACAAATTGATTGAATTGTTGTTGAAAATCGTCGAAAAGATTTTTAAATTATTCAAATAACGCAAAAAAGGGCCACTTTATATTGTGACCCTTCTTTTTTTATGCATTAATCTAAATCGATTCCATAGTAATTTCCAAATGAGCAGTTCTGATAAACTTCATCATCTTCATTCCAATCTTCACAGAAATATTTACCATACATTTTAACGTGTTTTCCATAACCAACTTCGATGGCAATGTATCCGTTTATTTTGTGATTATCGTCAGAACCAAATTCATCATGAATTGCTTTATCATTACTTGCACATTCGTATGATCCATTAACTTCAGTATAAATTTCAGATGATGTGTTTAATTCGCAGATTCTATCTTCAACGTCTGAAGGTCTTCCAAAATATCCTTTGAATTTTCCAAAATCATCATAATCTTTTAGTTCCTGGATGAATTGGCTAAAATAAGCTTCGTCTTGATTCATTTTATCGATACTAAACATATCTAGTTCATCCAATGCGTTCGCTTTCTCAATTGTTTGATTCATTGCGTCTCTAATAACATCCGCTTGAGATATTCCTAAAGCTTTGCAAGCTTGTTTAAATTCTTTGGCAAAATCATTTTTGAATCTACGAAAAATTTACGGATTAAGTAAAATATGCTTTATATAAAGCGTAAATAGCACATTGTAAAGTGCTTATATCTTATTTATATCTCAAAAAATAAAAAGCTAGATTTTCTCTAGCTTTTTTGAGTTTTTAGAAGTTCGAAATTGCATTCAAAACCTCTTCTTCTTCAGTGTCAATCAAGTGTCCATAAATATCCATTGTAGTACGTATAGAAGAGTGCCCTAGACGTTTCGATATCTTGTACATATTAACACCTGCCTCAATCAAATTTGAAGCATGTGAGTGCCTTAACGCATGAATATTGAATTCAGGGATTCCAGTTTCTGCACATAATTTGTTTTTTCTTAGTCTTAATATCTCTGGGTCCATATGTCTATATCCACCAAATATGAACCATGATTCTTCAAATTCATCAAATGAAGAATAATATTTCTTCAAATCATAAATAAATGATTTTGTCTTTTCATCAACCGCAATCTTACGGATTGAATTTTTGGTCTTGGGCGTCTGCCACTTACCACGAATATATTGTCTACGAATATGGATGTATTTACCATCAAAATCCTCAAAGGTTAAAGATAAACATTCAGATACACGCATGCCTGTCATATACATCGTCCAAATTGCGTATGCCGTATCTTTCCATGCTCCATCTCTAGATGTTACTGCATATTCAAAAAGTGTCTTAAAATCACTTTTAGGCACGATTTCAAGCTTCTTGGCCTCCGTGGCCACAGGCTTAACCAAAGGTGCCATCTTAAAAAATGGATCATTGATAATACCGTAGTATTTCTTCGCGAATCTAAAGATATTTCTAAGATTGGTTAATAAAGTCTTTTTGGTCGAATACTTATAAGATTTAATTTGTGGCAATTCGAAAAAGTTATCGATATCAAGATATGTAATCTTGGCTATCTTCTTATCGTTAAGCGGAGATAACATATTCAGATACACTCTTTTCGTATCCAGTGTGGATGGCTTCAATGTTCTAGATTTAAATTCATACCATTTTAAAGTAACTTCATAGAAGGTTACGTTCTGGTCTCCAACAACCTTGATCTGCATGAATGCAGATTCAGCTGCCACTGCTTCCTTCCTGGTATTGAACCATTTAGAATGTTTTTGAACACGATCTCCATTAAAATCAGTATAGTAACAACGGTAACACCATTGTTTCTTTCCATTGTGTAGGCGCTCATAAATAGGCATTTAAATTTCCTCCGTTCTATGCTAAAATGAGCACATAAAAAGTTTGATGTGGTAGTCATCTTTTTATGTGAGAGTATTGGTAGTACTCTTAATCGTCCTGGATGTTGGTAGCATCCAGGATTTTTTATTTTGCTTCGTTTTTCAGTTTTCTCAATATTTCTCCAGCAAACTCAGCACCATCTCGATTGATTGAGATTTTAACTTCTCCATCCACTGTATTCAGTATTAAAGTACCAGTTGTTAATGCTTTTTTGTAGAATACGTTCCTGATCTGACTCCATTTCCACTCTTTAAACTTATATCCAAACATGTTTTTAGAACATTTTATCAGGCGCTTTTTAGTTGCTACAAAGCATTTTCCATTTACAGTAATGAATGGAAGATTAAGTCTTTCATCTGAATCCAGCATCGCAATAATCTGTTCAAAGCATTTGATTGCATTTTTTTAGAAATGCCACCAATCAACTCATTGTTGATTGAATAGTAATATGCTTCCATTGCAATTTCATGATTAGTCATAATAAATTCCTTTCTTTCTGAATGATAAATCCAGAATTTTATTGATTTTGTAATATAAATGCTGTTTTGACAATAAACAAAATGCAATCTATAATTTGATTACAAAGTAGTCCGTGATGGATAAAGCAGGGTTTCCGAATGGGAGTATGGGCATAAGCCTTAGAATTCTCTAGCTCCTGGGATTACTTTTTTTAAACTCTTTTATAGCAATCTCAATATAAATTTGGCGTACTTGCAAAGATTTGATAGTATAGATGGGCACGCTTTTTGTTGAAAATATGCAAAATGCGAATTATAATTTGAATACCGGAGGTACTTACTCCTCGACAGGTCAATAGTCGGTGGATGGTTAAGAATACTAAGCGTATGTTAAGTACGTCGCCCCGATTAGATCCCACTCAATGAGTGGGATTTTTTATTTTGCTTCGTTAAAAAGAAAAAGCTATCCGAAATCGAATAGCTTTCCCTTATCCGCGGTACCCACAAATGTGTTACCGAAATAAATACCTGCAGTGCCTGATATAATGTATCATCACTGAAATTCATCTTTATAATAACATGAATTTAATTAAAATCAAGTGATTTACAAGGCAATGTTGGTTATAGCTTTTACGATTTCAGTGTCAATTCTATCCATTGTTTCATTGGATAACTGTATTTTACCAATTGGATCTAATACATTAATTGACTTTTTAATTCTATGTTTACTAATAGTTGTTATGGATAGAATCTTAGCAAATGAATCCTTATTTTTTTCATTATAGTAATCTGTGATATCTTGAAGCATATGAATAACTTTATTAATGATGTCTGCAATTTCATCAGTCGTATAATGAATTGTTCCATCAGTAGCAGCCTTCTTCGGTTTAATTGTCATACAATAATATTCAATCAAAGAATCATGAAACGTGACCGATTGTCCTTCGTGATATTTAAAAGTTCCGTTTTCATCCTTTAATAAATCTTCTATTATTGCAGAAAAAGCTACAAGATCTTGCATACTTTTCAAAACGTCACTAAATATATTTTGAATTAGTTCATTTCCTAAATTGATATTAGATTTATTAGCCTTAGATGTTAACGGGAGCACTGTGATTTCTCCTGCTTTAGGAGAATCTTTTTTATTTAGTACTATAGCAAAATGATTTCCACTTAATTCATTCCCTATGGATGTACCAAAGTTAACCATAACAACTGTTCCACGTTTATATTTAATGAACCTGTTTTTTATATTAGGATTGTTTTCTTTTTTGAAGGCCATAGCCTGGAAGTGTTGCCATTTATCCAAATTATTGAATTTAGGATTTTTACAATCCTTAATGATATTTTTAAAAGTATCGTTACTAGCATCCAAAGATTTACATTTATTACTTATTTCTTGTTCAGTCATCATACCCCTCCTCGTTTTATTTTTCTCTATAATCAAATCCAGATATAATTACTTATTATCCTTCTTAACTCTTTCGTATTCCATCTGAGCTACTGTATCCACTGTGTGCTGGCCTTTGTCGTCAAGTGATCTATAAATGGTAAGATGTTCTTTTTCGTGGGGAGTAAGGATAAATTCAAGAGATTCTTCTTTTGTTGGTATTAAAGATACTTCACCATCAATCGAAGCAAGTAATGCATCGAATTCGATACCGGTACCGTTCGCAAGCTTTTTGACCGCTTGAATAGATGGAGTAATGTCTTTTTTTCTTCCAGAAGGTTTAAAGTTATTTTCTAACATTGAAATGTACCCTTTGCTTAGACTACATTTAGAAGCAAGTTCAGCAGTAGTTAAATTGTTTTCTATTCTATATTGTTTAATAATTTCTCCGAGTCTCATTTATTATTCTCCTATATATTTATACTATTCTACATTTAATATATTAAACAAATTGAACCGTTTTAGCAAGAAAAAAGTTTAATGTTTTAAACAAAACTATTGAATTACGATGTTTAATATGTTAAACTCCAAGTGTACAAAAGAAAGGTGGTGATTGAGATGGGATTCAAAATTAAGGAATTGCGAGAAAAAGAAAATTTATCTCAGGCCGAATTAGCTCAAAAATCAGGGGTTTCACAAAATTTAATTGCCCGTTTAGAGAGTGGAGCTTTAACGAATACCACTACAGATACTCTTTTTAAAATATCCAAGGCATTAAATGTGAAAGTCGAGCAAATTTTTTTACAGATAATGTTTAACATGTTAAACGTTTATTAATAGTACTACCAACGACTATCACAGAAAGGAGAATACCTTATGGAAAACAAAAGCTTTTGCGAATCACTTGATCCAATTGAAAGAGAAGCATTTCTAGAGAAACTGAATGATTGTAATGATATTGAGTATTTAAAGCAGGTGATTGAAGTTTGTAGAAGCAGGGCAATTTATTTGGCATTAAAAAAAGAAGGCCTTATTTAACCTTCTAAGAATAAAGAATACTACTAATAACTACCACAGAAAGGAGGAAAACGCATGGCAAAAACATTATTAGGATACAAAGACGTAATGTCACTAGGAATCAACAAAGTAATGGCATACCGAATGATTCATATGGTTCAGGATTCGGATGAATATAAGAATTCTAATGTATCAAAGGTTATTTGCGGATCTAAACAGGTGCCAATCAGTATGTTTACCAACGTTTTTCCTGAATTCAAAAAAGCATGTAAGGAGATGTGGGGATAAGCCAATTTACATTGGTGCGGTACTTGAGGATGGGAGGAAATTATATGAGAAAAGATGAATTAGATACCTTGTTAAGTATGATTTCAAAATTGAAACCGCATGAATGGAATCAGATTGTGCATTATGTACAAAAAAGTACTCTTCCAAACAGGCAAGTGTACCTATGCCAAGTATGGAAGAGTTGAGTGACTACTCTGCTAATCTCGATTTTCCTGGGCTTATGAAGTCACAATCTGAAGGAGAAATTTAAATGGCTGAAAATAGAGTAAAAGATTTTATTAACACTGTAGATCTAGTGAAAGAACAAATGGTACAGAAAGAAGAACTAAGCACAATAGCCGTTGCTGTCAAGCTTGAGGGTTTGGATCAGGTAAACGAGGAACTTGACAGAATGCTTATTAAATTAGAAAAAGCCAACTCATTGGCAGATGAATTGGCTTTAACAATTAAAGACTTATGTTCAAAGTAATCTCAGATTTGCAATGTGGGCAGACATTGCTACCTGAAGAAGCTTTGAAGGTATTGCCACATTTAGGACATTTTACGTCAATGCTTAGATTGTTGACTTGACTAGCAAGGTTTCTCTCTAAAGATTTTTGTAAGTCACGCTCAAGTCTACGCATATCTGATTTACTACCGATATTGTACTTTTTAGTCATTTGCTACACCTCCTTTCAAAAGAAGATTGTAGCACGTAGAAAATCAGAAAAAGTATGCTTGCAGCATACAAAGGAGAATGAACATGAGCTTAAAAGTAGAACCCAAACAGGTTGATATTACAATCGACAACTATCAAAGAATCGAAAAGTTAAGTCAGGAGCTTCATAAAATGTTCGTAGACGGAGGCTTTAATGTGGCCTTGGTAGAACAAAAAGAAGCTGAACTTCACAATGAAATCCAGCTTTTAAAGAAAGTAAAGATTAGTGTAACCCTTACTTAACGCACATAAATAAAAAATTTCTCTGGTCAGTACTTGAGGTGTCATTTCAAGCATAGAAAGGAATAGATTCCATTAGTGCTCATTGCTATCGTCAAGAATCATGGTTCTAGCGCTACCTACAAACATTCGCAGAATCTAGATTCTAAAATATGAGGTCCCCTTATCATACTGACATGGCAAAATCTGAATGACATGAAAATATCTCTTGTTCGCAAATCAAAAGAAATAGACGCTGTTTTGTTTTTATCATAAAAGAATGAGGTGAAGAATCGCCTCCAAAACTAATTATTGCTCTAATATCTAAAAATTAATCGGGCAAAAGTGTTCGCACACAAAACAGTAACCAAATCATGTTGATCAGTAAGAAGTGGCACCTCAAGTGCTGCACCAGAACGGAGTAGAACATAGTAAAACGTAGTAGAACGCAGTAGAAAGGAGTAGAACATGCAAGAATTATTACCAATTGGAAGTGTCGTGGTTCTTAAAGAAGGAACAAAGAAGTTGATGATTATCGGAAGACTTCAAGCAAATCCTAAAACAAAGAATCTCTATGACTATGCAGGATGTCCATGGCCAGAAGGCTATATGGATAAGGAACATTGCTACGTATTCAATCACGATGATATTGATCTTCTTTATTATCTAGGAATGCAGGATATAGAAGAGTTCAATTTCAGATTCAAATTGGATGAAGCAATCGAAAAAATAGAAAGTGAAGGATATAAACATGCCAAGAGCAAACACAGCAGCCAATAAAGCAACAGCTGCGAAAAAAAGAACTGTAAAAAAACAGATGAAATCAAAGAACAACAATGTGAATTGGCTCCGTTTGCAAACAATCCACATCAAACAGAATATACAAAGATGATGCATCGTTATGCTGATCTAGATAAAAGAGAGAAGGCAGTGCGCAGAAAGCAGCGTTTCGCAAACTGGATGTTATTTGCGAGTGTTGTGTTAGTGATTGGATGTATGATCGCTACTGCGTTTGTATGTACGACCATCCAGTCTATTCGACTGTAGAAAGGAGTTCAGCTTATGAAGAATATTAGAACAGTCTCTTGTATGGAATATGATGCAGAAGTTGAGGACAAGATCCAGAAGCTTACAAAGTATGCATATATCACGCAGGGAGACTTGGCAGAGATTATTGGATGTTGCAGCGCAACGGTTAAGACTGAGTTGAATAAGCTTGGCGTTCAATCCAATTGTTTCGGATGGCCAACCGCAAAGGTAATTAATGTTCTTGGCTTGCAGCCTTATTTGGATAACCTGATCAAGCTGCGTAGCACAAGAAGGATATAAAAAAGACCACTTATTAGGAAAGTGGCCAATCAAAAAATAACAACTAAATTATAAATTATTTTCTCGGGTTCTGCAACCTGGGTATCACCACAAATTGACGTGATCCGCACTCGCTTTCTACATAATGTATTTTTTGCTCTAGCACGTCAAAAAAATTAATGGATTGTTTCTGTAACTTATCTTCCTTTTTAACAAGACTTACGCGGATTGTGGTATCTAGGTTGCAGGATTCGAGATAGAACTAGCAAGGAGAAAAGAATATGAGCATCAGAGAGGAAACATATTATTTAGTCAGTAAAGACTATTCAGAAATAATTAAAACCCTGAGCTCTAATGAGTTGGCTAATTTATTGAATGTTAAACGGGAGAGCTTAAGCTATAAACTTGTGAAAATCAAAGACTTCAATGGATTTCCAATAGCTCAGGAGTAACGCCTATGGAACAGGGCTATATTAAATTGTTCCGCCAAATTGTGGATTGGGAGTGGTATGACGACATCCCAACGTGTAGATTGTTTATTCACTTACTTTTGAAAGTGAATCACGTTGATCGCAATTGGCAGGGAAAGAAAATAGAAAGAGGTTCGTGTATAACGAGTTTTGCTAGTTTAAATGCTGAAACAAAACTGAGCGTTGAGCAAATAAAAAGAGCTCTAAAAAATCTACAAAAAACAGGTGAGATTAAAAAAATCTCAACAAACCAAAACACGCTCATAATCGTTACAAAATACGATGATTATCAGTGTTTTGCCAATGTCGACAACAAGCAAACAACAAACGAACAACACGAGGACAACATGCAGAAAACAAACGAGCAACAAACAGACAACAAACGAACAACAACAAACAATAATGTAAAGAATATAAAGAATGATAAGAATAATAATAATAATAATTTATATTGTTCTTCTGACGAAGAACGAGAAATGAATCAAATTATTAGAACCATTGTTGAAATCCTGAACATTGAAACGGAGAAAGAATTTTCTCCTGATGCTAAATTAACTAGAAAGTTGATTCAGGATAAATTGAACGCTGGATATAGTTTAGCGGATTTCAAATGCGTCATTGAAAAGAAATGTGATGCATGGAAGTCTGATCCAGTGATGAAATCATATTTAAAGCCAAGCATTTTGTTTGGAAATAAGTTTGATGAATATCTGAACGAGTGAGGTGTCGTGAATGAATATTGTTAAAGCAATCAAATTAGCTAAAAAGAGGAAAATGGGATTTGTAAGAAAAGGCAGCTATGAACATAGAATCGGTTGTTATCTTTATCCAACAAACATAACAATTTACAAAATCGCAGTTTATCTTCCAGAACGGAATGAATATTTAAGATTTTGGAATCCAATGACAGACGATCTCATGGCTAAGGATTGGATTCTGGTTAAACCTAAAAAGGTATTTAGTAAAGCATATAGTTCTGATGAGTTAAAAGAAATGGGACTAAGTGAAATCGTATCAGGAAAGGAAAAATGAAATGAAATTCAATATAGAAACAAAGACATTGCTAAATGCAGTGAATAATGTGTCAAAGGTAATTGATAAACTATCACCTTTACCTGCATTAGCGAATTTAAAGATTTGTGTAGAAGAAAAGTCAATTGTGGTTACTGGATCCAATGGAACTGCTTCAATGCAGCAGACATTGCCAATGGATACTGGTATTGAAGAAAGTGGCCAGTGTTTAGTGGATGCTAAATACTTTAGTGAAATCATTCGAAAAGTATCTGGTCAATCAATTGATGTTGATTGCACGGATAATTTAATGCACATCAAGTGTGGGAAAGCTAGATTCAAACTTACTTGCACAGACGTATCTGAGTATCCAGGGATTGATTTAGAGACACCTGAAAATAGACTGAACTGTCCAATGGAAACGCTGCGTATTGCTTTTGAAAAAGCTCTTGTATGTGTTGCAAGTAACGGAAAAGAAGCTCAGCGACGTCCTGTATTAACAGGAGTAAATTTAAGTGTTGACGATGGTCAGGTTACAATCGTTGGTTCTGATTCGTATCGAATGAATCGATATGCATTTATTGATATGGATTGCAAGGATACCAGTATCACAATTCCTAGACAGGCTTGTGTGGAATTTTTGAAAACATTCAATGATGAGGTTTCTGTTTTCTATGACGAGAAAAAAATTCAATTTAAAACAAACGATATGATGTACCAGTCACAACTTTTAAATGGAACATATCCGGATGTTTCTAGAATCATTCCAAAATCTTGTTCGTATTGTGTCGAAATGGATAAGGATGAATTATTAGAAGCAATCAAACGTTGTGATTTTGTGAAATCTGATGGAAAACAAATTGTGCATTTGTCGTTTGGTACAGAAGAATCTCATGTTGATTCAAAATCTGAGATGATTGGAGAAACATATGAAGAGCTTGAAACAGTTGAATTGATGTCGGATCCAATCGAATTCAATTTAAATGGAAAGTATTTAAGAGATGCACTTGATGTCATTAATTCTGAAAAAGTTCAGATTACGACTCCAGGAATTGGAAAGCCATTGATTGTTCGTGGGTCGTGCGATGTTTTAAAGTTGATGAGTGTGCTTGTGCCTGTAAAGACATACTAGGAGGTCTGTATGTCTAAATTTGAAGATGAATATAAGGCAATCAAGCAGAATCAAGGCTTGAAAATAATCTGTGAATATTTGATGTCGCGTAATGACATGGTTTCGAAGTTGGATAATCCTAAGAAGTCTATCGACGGAATGTGGAATTACATTGTTTCTGAAGCTAAAAAGAAGGCAGTGAAAAACTGCGCAATCATCAGTGATGAAGAAGTGTTTGGCTTGGCCGTTCATTACTACGATGAAGAAGACGTTGGTGGTGATTCAGAGCAGCCTTCACGTTTAAATCTTGAATCTGCAAAGGCAATCGTTAAAAAGAGTGTTGATCAAAAGAAAAAGCCTAAGAAAGAAGAATCAGAATGGAAGCAGGAAAGTCTATTTTAGAGAGATTGCAGACAAGGAAGCTCACATGGCCAAAAGGCATTGAGGAGTTTATTTTTTCAAAAATGGATTTATGGCTCGCAAAAGAGGCGCAGAGCCGAACTTATTTTGTCGAAACACTAGAAATATATTACGGAAAGCTATTAAAGAGAATATTTGGATTTCAATTGTTCAAGAATCCGAATCATTCAGTAGAACTTAAAATCCAGGAAGTGGCTCGATACATAGAAGGCGAAAGGAAGTTTTTGGTTGGCAATCTGTATTGTGGAATGTTTGGTAAAAGGGTTGATTTCGATTATCCTTTGAAGTTTTGGATCAGTGACAGCAAATTGAATTTCTATCCGTTGAGGATGTACTCAATCGAAGACTGGATCATGTTATTGAACATTCCGTATTGCCAGTATCAGTCTGAATTGAATCAATCAGGATTAGATTTTTTTGATTATGTATGCGCATATCGAAAAGAACCTAAAATCGAATATTTAGTGAAAGCAGATTTGAGTCAGTTCATTTCGAGCCTTCGCGTTCTTGATCTAAGCCAAAAGAGCCTGGATAAGATATTCAAAGTGGATCGTAAGTTTGTTCCGCTTCTTCCAAAGATGGATTACACACATTTGATGTTATGCAGGAAATATTCATGGGCAAACGAAAAAGAGTTGTTGAAAATCAGACATTTGAATTTCAAGCATATACGTAAGTATATGTGTCCACGAGTATTGGAGTACGCATCGAAAATAGATGATTGGAACATAAATATTTACGAAGATTATTTGAAGTTCGTGGAAACAATTGGAGCGGATATGAAGTCTTATAGAGTTCTGACGCCATCAAATTTGGTTGAAGCACATAGTGCAGCATATAAGGCTATGCGCGCTACAGAAGGTGCCAGGTTTGAGCAAGGGATTCTTGAGAACTACGAAAAGCATGTTGAGTTATGTTACTCAAACGGAAAGTATTTGATTCGTCCTGCTAAGAGTAATGCTGAATTGAAGAAGGAATCTGAAGTATTGAACCATTGTGTTAGAACCTATGCAGAAGATGTGTCCAAAGGACATACGGAAATCATGTTTGTTCGTTTAAGCGATAAACCGGATGTTCCTTTGTATACGTTGGAACTCAAGCATAAGGTTATTCGACAATTTAGAGCAAATCATAATGCAGTCCCTCCAGATGATGCATTTAGCTTTGTCAGGGAATGGGCGGATAAATTTAAGATAAATAAGGAGTTGATATCGTGATTTTAAGAGATTTAAAGAATACAACATTTAGACCCGTGGAAATCAGTGTTGTGAAAGATTATCAGGAAATTATGTTTTCAGTGAATGGAATTCATAGATTTCCATGTTTAAGCAAAGCCAAGAATTACTTTGGCAAAAGACAAATTGTTGAGATTGTAGACGATGAGTCTTCAAGAACTACCCGGATATTTCTTCAAGGCTAAGCATGAATAAAGAGTTTCTAGTTAGCAAAGTTGATGAGTTCATCGCGTTTGAAATGGAAAATGAAAAGTCCAAAAATTCATTGGTTCATTATCGACAGGTCGTTGAACTGTTTGTGAATTCTTTTGAGGTCGATGATATCTGTAAGCTTGATATTATCGACTTTAAAAAGAACCTGGAAGAAGAGTATGCTCCGGCCACGGTGAAGAACTATATCACTATCGCAAATAGGTTTATAAAGTATTGCGAATTGGTCGAAAAGGATTTGGATCCAGACGAATTGTTGCGCACTCATCATTCTAAAATGACTCTGAAGAACATCAAGATTCAACAGGCAGCTTCGCTTAATGATGTGATTGAACCATCTGATTTTAAGAGAATGTGCAGAATGGCCAAGCAATGTAATCGAATGGATATTTATCTGATCATGAAGATATTCGCTTACACGGGTATACGTGTGAGTGAGTTAAGTTATTTCACGGTTGAAAACGTAAAGGCGAATTATATTACGGTCAAAAACAAAGGTAAGATTCGTGATGTGATTCTGAGAAATGATTTAAAACGCGAAATATTGAAGTATTGCAGAACGGAAAAGATAAAGTCAGGAAAATCTTTTTTTAACCTATAAGCAGATTTACTACCAGTTGAAGAAGATTGCAGGAAAGTGTAGAGGTATAAGCCTGGATAAGATCCATCCTCATGCGTTCAGACATATGTTCGCGATTAACTATTTGGATGCTGGTGGGCAGGTTACGGATTTAATGGATATTCTTGGCCATAATTCCATACAGACAACATCTTTGTATACTAGAACGACAAACAAAGCTAAGAAGAATATGTTGGAAAGCATGAAGTATAAGTAGGAGCAGGAAATGATGGACGTTAAATTACATACGGATTTTGAACCATATTATGAATCGCATGAAAGCACAATGGGCGTGGATATGGTATACAACCAATGGGTCTTCAGATTTGGTGATAAAGGATTGAGCGTTGTATGTCACATGTATAATGATGCGATCATAACTTATGGAAATGAGGAATGTCCGTTCGAGGCAGTTTTGATTGGCTTTGATGATGATGGGAATAAAGAGTTGATTTCGGAGCCAAGTGGAGGCTATACAGAAAAAGATATCAATAAGATGTTGCATAAATTGGAGAAAGAAAATGAATAAATTTAAAAAAGCGTTAAACACAATTGCAAATACACTTACTTATTACACAGTTCGTAAAGATGTAGATTTATTACCCAGTGACAATGAAATGTACGGAGCAATGGCTACGCTTAGAGAACTAGTTGAAAAAGAGACAGCAACAGAACCTGATGTCGAAGGGGATGGATATTACAAAGGGAAGGTTGTGTGCGACACGTGGATTTGTCCTCGATGTGGTGCACGATATGAAATTGATTATGACGATTATGAGTATTGTCCAAAGTGTGGTCAACACATTGATCTAGATATTTTGGAACGAGAAAATGATGATTCAGATGAGAAAGGTGATTTTTAATGGCAAAGTATTGGAAACATTTAGAGTATCACGAAGATACAGTTGAAAAGCACAAAATAACTGAAGATGAGATACGGTTTTTGAAAGAACTTCAGAAAGAAATGAATACACAGGACAGTTGTGGACAAGCTGATCCTCGATACTGGGTGATAAGAGATTTTGACAAGGTATATGGAGAAAAGCTAAATAATCCAGATGGATTTACTGTGTACGATTCTGATGATGGTAATGAAGTATACGAAATAGAATACCGAATATTTGGTTCATCCAAAATGGCAGACGAAATATTAAAAAAACTTGAAGAACAGGAATATGAATTATCAGACGATGATAAACAAACGATTTGTGATGCATATGATCTTGATTCTCTGATTGAAGCGTTAGAAGAATTAGGTTTTTCTGTTGTGCAATATGAAATTGTACCAAAGTATTCTGGAATGTTCCTTACGCAAAAAGCAGCTGAAGAACATTTGAAAAAAA